ATGACCGCGATATTCAGGCTTAAGAATCTCTTCAAGATTAGCAACGTCTAACACTGATAAACCGCAGTTCCGCATGGATTGCGCTACGCGAGTCTCACCAGAGAAACTCTCCATCAAAGATCCAGGAATCAAGCATCGCCCCACTGCGCACATATTTCCAGATTCAGTGAGATACTCGCATCTTTCGGTAGCAGCATTATACCCACGCTTCGATGCATCTTTGTAATATTCAACCGTTTCATTGATAATTTTTTCCTTTGTCATACATTTATTATATCAGAGTTCAATTTCTTCCCACGAGTCAGGAATTGCTCTGCCATCATCTTCAATCCAGGCCCAGCCTTTTAAGCCAAGAAGATTCACTTGTTCTCTTGCAAATTCAGGATCAAATCCGATGGTAACAAGTTCATCCGCTTTACGGTCAACGTATGCTTTCATAATGTTATTATACTGAGGTTCCTTTTAGTTATTTAAGAATCTGCCCATTCACCAGCAATCACATGGCGCAAATCAGGAGCGCCAATTCACTGCCGGCGGCATGAAATTGTCTCCAAGTTTCTTTGGCGCGGCACGGACCGCCGGTGTGCCGAGTAATTTCGCAACTAAGCGCGCTGCCATCGGAAAACTGCGTCCAGATAAACTGGCGGTTTTGGCCGTCAATATCGGAGTAGGTGGTCTTAATTACTTTTTTGCTTTCGATAACTTTCATATTGTTTTCCTTACAGAATTATTATACAACAAAAACACGCACCTGTAAAGGAAAAAATGCATAAATCTTAAAAAATATGCATTTTTTTCATTTTATTGTGTGATGGCGGCACAAAAAAATCCTCGGCCGCAAGATTTTACAGACGCCGAGGATTTTTAAGACGTTTTGAAGAATTAAATGATTCCGCGAGCTTTAAGAGTAACTTTACTATAGTTTTTCATCAATTCTTTAATTTGTGCTGCTGTTAGTTTAGGTTTAGCATATGAATATGCTGCAACCGGTGCGATAACCACAGTTTCTTCAATAGCCGGATCAATTTCAACCGCATCTGCAATTACTTCAACAGCTGGATCAATTTCAACCGCATCTACTTCTTTAATGTTTTGTTTTTTATTTTTAGCCATACGTTTTATTTATAAGCTTCGTACTACAAAATCAATTGCGCGGCTTGCTTCATTTTCCATCGGCCGGTTTTTATACCAGCCACCAGTATCATTGTCTATATCTTTGCACAGCTTGGCAACTTGAGCTGATGTAATGGGATAGCCACGTTTCATTGCGCTAGCAGCAATACTCATCATAATCTTATACATCATATGATACCAGCCGCCTTCTTTAATTGTACGATATTCAGCAATCAGCCGCTTGTTTACAAAAGGGCAATCAGCATATGATGCCCAACTGTAACTCGTATTGGTCAGTTTTTCTTTACGATACTGCTCAATCTTACGACGCATTTCCTCAGGCAGTTTATCAGACAATGACAAGCGCGCAATATTGCCAGTCCATGGATGCTTTGCCATAACCTCATATGCATCAAGTATGGGTGCATCATGATTGCTAAAGATAAACTTTTTGCTGCCTGGGTAATCTGCTGGCACATAATACATGCGACTAAGATCTTTTGTTTGAGGATCAGCCAATCCATTGTACTCTTTATTTAATGCATACCACAAGTGGCGTATACGATCAGCTGGTACTTCGCATGTAAATGGAATCACAACTCTAAACTTTGGATGCTCGTCTGTTGAACTGGCCGAACTGTAGCATACATATCGCACATCCCGGAACACGCTTACTGCGTCCATCCAGTGCCCTTGGTATGTATCAACATCAAGTGCAGCCCAGCCTCCCCATGCACTCACATTAGCATTTGCACGTGTGGTGCCACTTACAAATACTGCTGGACTGATAAGAACACTACCATCTTTACGCTCGTCCTTCTTTGGTTTGTATCCAGGCTGAACACTCAGCTTGTACAGCAAACTTTCAAAGGCGTCCCAGGTGTCAAATGACAATTGACGATGTGTCTTGTTGTCATAAATGCTTTTAAAAATGGTTAGACGATACTTCATGCACAATCAGCAAATGCTTTTTTTAGTAATCCATGATTATTAATATGCGAAGGAGGAATCCAGCCTGGCATTTTTACCAAATCTGGCAATGAAAGTGGATTTGGACGGCTTTCTTTAACTCCTACGCGTTTAGCCATGTTTGCGGCTAGCACTTCAAACCATGCTTTTTGAAAATCAACTTGAAGCAGGTCTAGTGTGCCAACCGCAACCACAATAATATCTATCAGACTGTCAACAATTTCTTCGCTGTTACGCTCACTGATTGCAGTCTTGCCTTCATTAACCTCTTCCTGCAAAAAGTCATAGCGGAATTGGATAAAGCTGACAAGGTCAGCCGCTGATAAGTTTTCAACTGCAGTATTGATTCCATAATACTGATGCATCATGTGCATATCAGTGCTAACGTCTTCTTCCACATTTTTTCCGGCAGCATGCAGTTGAAGTATTTGGTCATATCGTGCTGCTGCTTGGTTTTGCATATGGCTATCTTGTTTGTTTGTTGTGGTATTCATATAGTAATTTATCAGGCAAAAAAATCTTCAAGGCTTGCACGTGGTTCTGCACTCCAGCCAATTGCATCAAGAATAAGTTCAAGCGGCTCAATGAATGTTTTTGCAAATTGCTGATCATAATTGACATACCGATGCATATCAAATTCAGGCGGCAGTTTGTCCACAAACCCAATGACATTTTCGGCTGTTGGGTTGGGCATCTTGAGTGGAATGTATTTGATACGGTCACCGCTTTGAATTGGTTGATATGTATCAGATAATCCTTTTTGCTTAAGCATATGATTATACATGAGTGATGCGCGAACATGCATTGGTGTACCTTTCTTATAGATGCTTTGCTTATCACGCCACTTTACAATATCAGTAATACCTCGCGGAAAAGCAACCTGTTCGATTGGAATGGTTGCAAAATGCTCACGGAACAGCTTGATTGCAGATTGCGTCTTGGCTTCATCCTCATTGATAATAATCTTAAAGATTTCCTTGAATGCGCCGCGGCATACTTTAGGAGTACTGCTTTTGATTGCTTCAATACCCATCATCTTGATCTTAGGCTCGGCGTATTGAACGCCTTCATTGTTGTGAATATTAAGAATGTATCGCTTCTTAGCAGTCCAGATTCCACGGTCAGCAATAGCCTCCCGCTTCATAACCATTGCAGGTTTATAAACATTGGTAAGATCAGCAAGGCTATCAAACGCTTTTTTAAGCATCGGCTCAACGGCCTTGCTGCCAAATTCATCAAGGAATGCAACTGGATTGTTGGGCTTAAACTTTTCAATCACATCCTTTACGTGAATATACAAACTGTCCGTGTCGGCCGCAATAACTCGATCCACAACGCCGTCATCCTTAAGGAATTTGCTAAGCCAAACATTAGCATGCTCTTCAGCCCAGCGAATAACCAACTGACCAGTAAGAGTAATACCTTCAGCAACAGCAATATCAAAGTAGCGGAAATAGTTGTTGCCGATAGCACCATACAAACTATTCATAAGAATCTTGATACACATCTGTTCGGTCTCAAGACGCTCAACTTCAATATCAATGCTCTTATACTTTCGGGCATCATTCTTAGAGTTGATGGTTTCCTTTTCCTTTTTCTTGCGAATCATTTCAGCTTTGATGCCTACACGACGATTGTATAGCTCCTCAATAATCTCTGGAAGGAATCCTTGCTTATCACGACGGAAGCAGGCGCCGTTTGCAGCAACCGCAAGATTCGGCTCAGGGCTGATGTGAGTCTTGTTGGTCAATACAACGTCAGGATTCATGCTTGGCAGATGCATATGTCGCACGAGTGTTTCAGGACTCATGTTGTACTGAATAATGATGTTGGGGTAAAGACTGTTAAGGTCAAAACTCATAACCCAATCATACATGCCTGGCACCACTTCCTTGACAAATCCACCTGGGTAGCTAACCTTTTGACTTGGGCGGCTTGGAGGAACTGCAATCTTTTTTAATGCAAGGCGACGGAAAATGATGCTATCCCAAATGGCAACCGTGCCCAGTGTATCACTATAGTTGACACCACCAAAATATGCAAGCGTAAACACAAGGTTAATCAATCCTAGCTTAGCTTCAAAGCGTTCAATAAGTTCAACGTCACATATGTTATATTCAACATATTTTTGGAAGTCACGTTCATACAGTTTGGCAAGCGTGCCTTCTTCGCCATAGTCCAACTTGTTTTGGCCAAGCACAACTTCAGCAATGTGATCCAACTTGTAGCTTTCCTGCTTGCCATAAGTGTTGAGCGTAAACTTTTGGAACAAGTCCATATAGTCAAGTTGCTGAATGCCGGCGATGTTATAAAGAGTATTCTCACGACCTTTTACGGTAACTGTCTTTTGCTCAATCTTACCCCATGGGCTTAGCTTGCTAGCTTCATCACTGCCCAGTACTCTACTAATACGATTCACAAGATAAGGAACATCAAAGAGTGTGGTGTTCCAACCAGTAATTACATCAGGCATATTAAGAGTATCGCTCCACCAGCCAATAAAGTCCAATAGCATTTCGGCTTCGGTTTCAAATTGACGATACTCCTTTTTAAGATGCGGGCTGCTGCTGGCACTGACATCATAATCCTTTAGTCCCCACACAATGTATTGCTCAGCGCGGCTGCTCTTTAGTGCAATGGTCAATACGCTATGACGCGCCTCACTAGGCTCAGGGAAACTTGTGGTTGTCACACCTGGGATTACACCGTAAGCAGTCTCAATATCAATGTATGCAATGTCAATAAGGCGACGGTCATACACAATTTCATTGGGAAACTCTGCCTGAATAAAAGCAGGAATATGACGGTCATTGCCATAGATCTTAAAGTTAGGAACGCCTTCATAGCTTTTTGCAAACTCGCGGCATTCACTCATACTATTAAATCTCATTGGCTCAAGTGGGAGACCTTCAAGGCTGCGCCACTTTGCGTCCTTATCTTTACTTTCCAGATACATTACTGGACGGAATTTGTAACTATTATAAACCTTTTTACCTTCGTCATCATATCCTCTATATTTTAAAGAATTCATGTGACGATCTACACAAGTATAAAATCCGTTAATCATTATATGTTATTATAAACTAAATCGGCCCAGATGTAAACTACAAACTGGGCCGATTGGGATTTATTTTATTGCTTTACTTGATAGCAATGATGCGTGGCTTTTTCTCGTCAGGAATGACTCGCTCAAGAGCGATGATTAGGATACCATTTACAAGTGACGCTTCACCAACTTTAACATGTTCTGCTAAAGTAAAGCGGCGCGTAAACTTGCGTGCACTGATACCTTTGTGTGCATATTCCCGATCATCTTCAACCGAATGTTCACCAGTAATGACCAGTGAATTTTCAGCAGTCTCAATGGTAAGATCCTCAGCAGAGAATCCAGCAACCGCAAGTTCAACCAAGAACGAATCATCGTCAAGCTTGACCACATTATGCGGTGGGTATACATTTGTATTTTCCTTAAACGCGACATCGAAGTCTGCAAAGACTCGATCAAACCCAATTCCCCAAGGGGACAGTGTATTTATTTTCATATTTTTTTAACTCCTTATTAAGCAAGTTTTTTGGTTTATGTTGTAGATGAACCCGAAACAGCATTCACCTTTGTGGCCAACCTCGCCACAAATCTATTTATTCTTATTAGATGAAAATTCTTTAAAAGAAAGCAATTTGCGTGAACTAATAATCTCAAAGAAAGTTTTTGCGGTTTGACCATTTAGTTTATCATAACTAAAATGTACGCTGCTGTAAATTGGGCGATAGTGTAATGTGCGTTCTTTACTGTTGATAAGCAACTGCCCAGTTGTAACCATATCGCCTTTTCCTGGGTCGCCCATACGCACCGGATTCATGAATGGATCGTCGTTGGGCTTTTGGCTCATTGCCTCAAGAAAGTCAACAGGATCGCGAATCTCTACGTCACGCAAGTAGTTGTTGATTA